ATTCCAGCTGGCGCCAGGAGATCACCGCCACCCTCACGGCGGAAGTCGACCTGCTTTAACAAGGAGCTTACATGGGCGTGTATCGTTTCGTCGGCGTCGAGTGCAAAATCGGCGACGCCGAGTTGAAAACCATCGGGCAGAAGATCGAATTGCCCGACGAGCAGGCCACTGACCTGATCCGGCACCCGCGCGGCGCCGCGATCATCCCTGACGACGAATTCAGCGCCATCGGGTTCACCGACGCTGAATTGCAGCGCTACGGCCGCAAGGGATCGCAGGTCAATGCGCCGGCTGAGTTCAAGGACAAGATCGAACAGGCGCGGCAGGTCCTCGTGGATCTGCGCCAGCGCTACCAGGAGGAAATCGCCTAAATGCCCATCGGTATGACGAAAAACGAGCGGCTATACGCCGCTCTTGAGACCACCTATGGGACTGCCGCGACCCTGGCGGCGGCCGACTGCGTGCGTCACATCTCCTGCAAATTCTCGCCGATCGTGGCGAAGCTCGTCCGCGAGGATAAGACGGGAGCCCGCTCCAAGACCGCTGGCGACGTCGGGCGGAAGTCGGCCACCTGGGAAAGTTCGCACTCGCTGGTTACGTCCGGCGTGGCCGGAACGCTGGCGGACCTCGATCCGTTCTTCGTGTGCCTGATGGGGACCGCGGGCGTCGTAAAGACGGGCACCTCGACCATCACGGCCGCCACCAACGTTTCGCCCATCGTCATCACGGCGGCAAGTCACGGCCTGGCCACCGGGGACATGGTCAACATCACCGGCGTGCTGGGCAACACGGCCGCCAACGGCGCCTGGTTCGTCACGGTCACCGACGCGAACACGTTCTCGCTGATTGGCTCCACGGGGAACGGCGCCTGGACCAGCGGCGGAACGATCAACAAAGCCGCGGTCAAATACGCGCTGTCCGATGTCATCAGAAGTATGACCATCGGGCACTTCATCACGCCTGCCTCGCTGGAGCAGCAACTTGCCATCGGGTCGGTTGTCAAGACCGGGAAGTTCACGCTCGGCCAGGACGTTGCCAAGGTTGACTGGACCGGTGAATCGAAGTGGATCACGTCCAGCCTCTACTTCTCCGACTCGAATGCGGACGCCGAGATGAAGGCCGGCCTGTCCGCGTTCCCCACTGAGCCGGCGTCGCCGGTCACATCCGGTGGGCTGATCCCCGGATACAAGGGAAAGGCCATCCTGGGCGGATCGCTGTTCACGAAAGTGACCAGCACGACGATCAACTTCACCACCGGGAACGAGATCCCGCACGACTATTTCGGCACCGATTACGGCCAGGACCCCGAAGGCGACGTGCGCTCCATCACGGTGGATGCGTCGATCACCGCAGAGGACACCGCCGCCCAGGCGCTGCTCTACAAGTACGCGCTGGAGGGGACGCCGATCGATGTAGCCATGCAGCTCGGGATCGTCCCCGGTTCCATTGTCGGGATCTACTGCAAGGGCGTCCAGTTGCCCGTGCCGGAACTCGACAGCACCGGAAAGCGCTTCATTCGCAACTTCAGCGGAGCCGAAGCGCACGGTTCGTCAGCCAGTTCGCTGGACGACATCACCATCTGGATGTTGTAACCCCAGCGCCAAAGTGCCGCGAGTCGCCCTCGCGGTGAAGTGCGGGGCCGCCTTTTCTCCTTTCCACGGGCCCCGCACGCGAAAGGACACCATGATCAATTACAGCAGCACGAGAACCGTGCAATCCCGCCTCCCCGACTTCGAGGGGGTGTCTTTCACTATCCGCCGCATCAGCGACGGATTACGCAACCAATACCGGCTCGAAACCGCAGGCGCCCTGCGCGAGCAAGCCGACCTGATCGAGCAGCGCGAGGATCTAGTCGACGCCATCCGCGAGCGGATGGGGATGGACGAGAAGGCGTTCAGCGAAGTCCGCATGGATCAACTGCCGCGCTCCGATCGGAGAACCCTGCGCGAGGTCGGGACCAAGATCGACCAGTTGAACTCCGAAGCGATCTACCCCGCGATGATCGAAGTCGGGCTCGTGTCCGTTGACGGGCTCACCATCGACGGGCAGCCGGTTGACGTCGACTCGCTGCACCGGGTCGGGCCGGAATCGCTGGTCGCCGAAATCCTGTTCGAGATCCGCAAGGAGTTCGGCTTGGCGGTGGAGGCGCAGGAAAATTTAGGATCGCCTACCACTTCTGGCGCAGCGGAGGGTGGGAAAGCGACCGATACCGCTGCCGTAACTGCATAGCCGAGACGCTGCATTCCGAGAGGAACTGCCGCAAGCGGTTCCCCGAGGCCGTGGACCCGAAGCGAGAGGCCTGCTGGATCGCTCAGCACCGGACGGAAAAGGGGACGTCGTTCGACATCGAAGGCGTCTCCTCGGCCGAATGCCCGGTGTCGTTGGTCACTCCGGAATCCATGGAGTACCTGATGCTCTGGATCAAGTGCAAACGGCTCCACGAAGGCATCGGAGGAACGCCGCTGGGGCCGAACCTGGGGGACACGCCGGCCGCCACGGTCGATGCCATGAACCTGCTCGAAGTGGAGAATTCACGATACGAGCAGGCCCGCATGGAGACCGACAAGCGGGATGGTTAGCGAAAAGCGAACCAGATGGCGAAAGACAGGACGGCGACCAGGAACAATATCCCATTCAACCATGAGGGTAGCGGCTCCTCCGGGCCTTTTCGCGCAGCCTCTCGGCGGGCCATCTCACGCGCCAGTTCCTCGTCGTAAATCGCCCGCTGCTGAGGGGTGAGTTCTTCGGGATCCATTCCAACCAAAATACACCTTTTCCCTGGAGCAAAATGGCACGGCAACTCGAACTCGTATTCAAGATCCGGTCTGAAGGTCAGCAGATGCTCCAGGGGATCGCCTCCATTCTGAACGGGATGAATGGGGAGATCAAGGTTGGTGCTCAGCAGTTTGCCAGTTTCGAGGTCAGCCTCGGGCGCACCAGCAAAGGAATGAAGGATCTCGCCGACGGATCAAAAACCGTTGGGGATTCCCTGGGCGCCACCATCTTCAAGGCGACGGCGCTCTCCAGCGCCTTTATGTCGATGGCCGGTTCGATAAAGAACTACACGCGTGAGGCCGCCGAATACGCGGCCCGCACGCAGCAATTGACCGTCGTGGTCGACGCACTGGCGCGCGCGAATTCGATGAGCATCGACCAGACGCGGCAGAAGATCGCGCAGGTTCAAATTCAGGGAATCACGAAGCAGGACTCCCTGAAGTCGGTGGCGCGCCTGATTCAGGCTGGGGTGGATGTGAGTTATGCCCCGCAACTTGCCCGGCTGGCTCAGGATGCCGCGAAGATCGGAGGCGTATCCTCGTCCGAGGCGCTAGATCAGATCGCGTATTCAATCGCCACACAGCAGGTTCGGCCGCTCCATACGCTAGGCCTCCAAGTTCTCTACAAGGACGCCTACGCGAAGTACGCGAAAGAGCACAACATCAAGCAGAAGACGCTGACCGAAGATCAGCGCACTTCGGCCCGCACAGAGCAGGTTCTCGGGGCGAGCGATAGCATCTTCGGCGTCTACGAGGCATCGCTGGCCACCACTGGCGGCCAGATGCAGTCCCTTAGCAGGTATGCCGACGATCTCAAGGGCGCCCTCGGGATGGGGCTCCAGCCAGTCGTATTCCGCCTGGCCACAACAATGCGCGATCTGGGGCGCATGGCCGAGGAGAACTCCGACAAGTTCAACAAAGTGTCCGCCGCTGCTCTCGGGGCTGGTGTGGCGGTGACGACGTTCACGTTTCTAAATGGTGTTCCGCTGCCGTGGCGCGCTGGAATATCGGCTGGAGCTGGCGTCGTTGCCGGCGCCATGGCCACTGAAGACTCAGTCACGAGCATCACGAAGCGGTATACGGATCAACAGTCCGAATTTGACCGCAAGATGCGGAACAACGATCGGGCGTTCAGCCTCGGACTTATTGACCAGAAGACCTACGAACGAAACAAGAAGCAATCACCGCGGCTCCAGGAGTACCTCAAAGATCAAGCCCTCGACGAATACGCCCAGGAATATCTACAGCAAAAGAAACGGGGCGTGAATATCGGGGATCTGGGGGCTCCGATCGATCCGAATGGATTTATTCCAGTCGGTGACGTACTCATGCCTACCGGAAGCGGCAGGCTCCCGGCAATTGAGGACTACACCGGCCCATACGGATTCTCTAGAAAGCAGATTCTGGATCGGGTTTGGAACATGGAGCACCCGGCGCCCGGCAACCTGAAGCCGAGACCGCCGCTAACGGAAGACACCGGCGAAGCCGAGCAGATGGAGAAGCAGGCCCGCTCGTTGCTGCGCACCTACATGAAGCAGCGGCGCTCGGCCGAGATGGCGCTGATGTCGCCAGAGCAGCGGATCGGCGCCGAGTACGCCGAGGGCGTGCAGGACCTCAACTTCCAGATGGAGGGACTCAGCCCGGCAGCTCGGGCGCAGGCCAGCGGCGCCTATGGGATGCTTCGGCAGAAGGCGGACCTCGACAAGCAGAAGTACGTCCGAGACCTCCAGGTATCAAGGCTCCAGGAGGACGCGGACCACGAAATCCGCCTGATCGAACTGGACAAGACGTCCGATCACGATCTCGCCGCCTATGCGAAGTTCCGGGACCGCCGAATCAGCCAGGCCACCGCGGCATTCGAGGCGCAGGGCGCCGGCGGCGACAAGGTGGCGCGCGATAAGGCCATCCGAGCCGCCAACTGGGAGTATGACTACGCCGAACGCCGGAAGGTCAAGGCGGATCAGGAGGATCAGCGCTCCTACGCAGACGACTCCATTTCGATCGCCTCAAACTACTCCCTTGCCATGCTTCGGGTGCATGGGAAGGACCAAACTCCGGAGCAAGAGAAAGCGCTTATCAACGAAACCGCCTATATCAAAGAGGGGGCGGCTTTCGATAAATGGCTCAACTCGAAAGACTCCTTCAAGGATGAGAGCGTCCTGCGTATGGAGGTCGCCGCAGCCTACCAGGAGAAGATGGTTGCCACGGCCGAGTTGGGAGTTCGAAAGGCCGAAGAGGAAAAGGCTGTGCGCCTCCAGGGCGCTCAGCAGGAGGCCGAGTTTCAGACGAAGCTCTTCCAGCTCAGGAATCCGAACGACCAGCTTGCCGTAATCGGGTTCTCCCTGCAAAAACAGCTACAGATTGCCGGCGAGAAGTATGCTGTTGACCACAAGGACGGCGAATACCAGTTGGCCGTGACGAAGGCGAACGAGGACGCCACGCTCCACGTCCTCGAACTCCAGAAGGCCCATGTCGACCAGTATCGGGAGACCTCACGCACCATGTACCGCGCGCTGATCTCCAGCGGCGCCGGCGGCGGTATCTCGTCCATGCTGAAGTCCCAGGCCCTGACTGTGGGCGAGGGCTTCTTCACCAACATCAGCACTGAGGCGTTCAAACGAGTCGGGCCGGCTATGGCGGAATGGGGCAAAGGCCTCAACATGCCGAAGTGGCTCACTCAGGGCACGGTCTTGGACCCGTCGAACGCCCTGCAGCTCAACTCCACGGCGACTGAGCAGAACACGACGTCCATCACCACCAACACCACCACGATGGCCCAGTTGGATGCGTCCATGAAGGCGCTGGCGCTCGGAGGGACCGGCGCGTTTGGGTCGGCCGCCGGAACGCTCGGAACCGTTGGAAGCACACTCAGCCAGAACGGCTTTAGCCTGGGAAGCGCCTCGCTGTCTTCCTATTCGAACGACGAACTCAAGAAAATTGCCAGCGATGGCATGAACCTCGGCGGTTCGACCTGGGAAACGTCTTCTCCACGGTCGCTCGGTTCGAAGGTCTCCAGTTCAGTGGCCGCCGGCGCCGCCGCGGCGGCAGCGGGATACGGGATCTACTCTGGAATCCACCAGGGCGGCGTTCGCGGCGGCGTCACAGCGGGCGCCAGCGCGGCCGGGCTGGTGGCCACCCTGCCCACCCTCCTGCCGGCAATCGGCAAGGCCTTGCCCATGCTGGGGCCAATCGGCGCCATCGCGTCAATCGGACTCGGGCTGGTCGGCGCCTTCATGCCGAACAAACGAGCGCAGTACGACAAAGACGTCAACACGGCGCTCAAGAACAACAAGTGGACGATGCCCGACAGCCGGGACTACTCCCTTGACACCTCGGGATTCGAGGTGGATTACAACTACCGGGGCAAGGCCCGGACGGGTTCCCAGATCATCAACGTCACGAATAACATCGACGCGATGGACGCGGAGTCGATCGCGGCGCGATCCGATGACCTGACTGAAATCGTTCGCCAGGCCGTCCAGTCGAACGGTTCGCTCCGCGCTGAGATCGCCGACGCGGCGAAGTACGCGTAACGGGAGATCATGGCCACATTCCCAAACGTCAAAAGCGGGACGGCCCGAGCGGTACCACTCCGCTCGGGCCTGTCCATCAAACGCGCCAGGCCGACCGACGTCCTGCGCTATATCGACGGAAGCGAGCAACGCTGGAAGACAGGCCCCGCGCTCTCCAGTTTTGCGCTCGTCTTTTCCGCTATCAACGGGTACGACCTATCCAACATCAGGGCCTTCTGGCTGTCCTGCCAAGGCGCCAAAGATACCACATGGTCGCTGACGCTGGAGGGAACCACCTATCAGAATTGCGCTTTCGATGATGACCGCTTCCAGCCGACTGACGGTACAAAGCCGGGGACGTTCAGCCTGACGCTGAACATCGTGCAGACGCTGCCATAGGAGAACAGGTGCTCTACTTTCCGCAGAACTCACGCGGCGCGATGGCACAGAAGCAGCATCAGGCCACCGCCTCATTCGAGACGGTCAAGAACGCGCTGCCCACCGGCCGCCGGTTCACGTATGCCCGGCGGCCTACGCCGCTCTCAGCCTTCACGCTCGGCATGTCGTCGATTTCAAGCGGAGACCGGGCCATCTACGAGGCGTTCTTCGCGACAGTGGACGGCCGACTGAGGTCGTTCACGTATCTCGATCCGAATGGGAACCTCGTTCCGGCCAGCGAAGACTTCAGCGCTTCATCCTGGACCCTGGCCGGCGTCAGTGCGGGCTCGGCCGTGACTGACCCGTTTGGCGGAACATGCGCCATGTCGATGGCATCGACGGGTTCGGACGGGATCATGTATGCTCCGGTGCTGCCATCCGGAGGTGCAATCGGGTTTTGGCTCTGTGCGTCGGTCTGGGCGAAGGCGCCGGCCAGCGGGACGAAGCTTGCCATCGGATTCAGGTCGTCTAGTGGGGCCAACCTCGGCCGCGCATCGTTCGACTGCCCAGCGAACGATTGGACGCGGATCCGATACGCTGTTCAGCTTGTGATGAGCGACCCGGTCTACGTCCAGATTGGCGGCGACTCCACCTGGGCGAGCCGGACGATCAATTTGTTCGGCGCTCAGGTGTCGCCCATGCGCGGGCCAGGGGCCTATGCCAAGACGCCTGGGAATCTCGGAATGGTGACGAACTGCCGGTTCGGGACCGACTCGCTGGAGTTCCGCAACATCGGGAACAACGAGTGGTCTGTCGATATCCAGATCCAGCAGAAGGGCCCCTGATTACTCAGGCTTGAGGTTCTGCCGGCCCTTTTCGTCTACCCACGCCCGCAGCGCTTCCGGGGTGTAGCGAACCGAACGACGACTAGTCAGGATATACGCCGGGCCCTCGCCGTCCTTGCGCCATCGCCGGAGAGCGGCCTGGCTGCATCGGAGCAGCGTGGCAACCTCCACTTCATTCAGCAGGATGGTCGCGTCCGGGCTCGCTCCGCGCTCAGCGCGAATCGCCTTGATCTCGGAATCGTCGAGGACGTAGGTCTTGAAGCGGCGCCCGCCATGGCCGAAGGGCCGGCCGCGGCGCTGCGCCAGCGGGGCATCGGGCGGAAGCGCAATGATATGCCGGATCATGGCGCCCGAGAGTTTGTATTTCAAGGACAAGGCGTCAACAGCAACCCCGGACGAATGATCCGCCTGGATCGCCGCATTGCGCGCTGCGCGAATCTCGGTCTTGGTGTCCGGCTGGTTGCGAGCCTTGCAGATGGGCTCATGCGCCCAGCGTTCGCGCGCCCCCATTAACTCTTTGCAGTATCGGCATTTGGCCATCTTGGGGGGGCGGCCCGGTTTTGCGTTCTTGAGCAACTCGCGCACCATCGCCCGCTGGGTGGGGTCCATTTCAGACGCCACCCGCCGCATCTCTCCGGGGGTGAGCGTCTGGAGCATCGCCGCCAACTGCTTAGGGGTCAAGTCGTTCTTTCCCGCCATTGCCTCCATTATTCCACGGGGCTTTGCATTTGTCAACAAATCTGAGCCGCCCATGCTAAACCTGGATTCGCGAAATGCGCCCATCGCTGGTGAAAAGGCGTGTCTTTTCCAGGACATCCAGCGCCGCGAACACGAACATCTTCGAGCACGATTCGTCGCCAGGGTAGCGCTCGTTCGCAGCCGGGCGGGCACCCATGAACGGGTCTCCGGCCTTCAACTGGCGGGCCCAGAACGTGCCTGCCTTGTCCGCGAAGAGAAGGCGCGCGATGCGCGCCCTCTCTTTCGCCGCCTCGATCACTTCGGGAGGATCTTCCAACTCCTCGTGGTGCATGACCAGGTGCGTCGGACAAAACAGCAGCCCATCCGAGGTGGTGAGCATGATGTCGTGGCAGTCGAGGCATACGAGCTTGCCCTTGGCCGTATGGCAGGATTCGCAGCCCTTTTCGCCGCAGGACTCGCAGTAGAACTCGCCACAGAGCGGGCAGGTGAGAATGTCATCCTCGTCGATCATTTCCTCGCAAATGTGGCATTTCATGCGTTCCCGTTGCAAAATTCCGGGAAATCGCCGCCGCGTCGTTTCGTTTCTCTCAATGTAGGTTCTGTTCGCCATGTTTGGGCTTTCCTGTATTTAATATATCAAGGTTTCGATAGTTTGTCAATAAAGATTTAACAACGAATGCCAATCGGGACCATTTCCGCCGCAAAGGCTCTAGAGGAGGGCTACCAGCCCCTTCTTTTGGCCGAGGTCACGTTCGTTGATGGCACGGTGCGCCGGTTTTCGACGCACGGGCTCAAGACGTCCGAAGGTGGCTTCTCCTACAACGGCAACGACTACGAGCCCCGCATTCTGAACCAGAACATCGCGGCTACGCAGGCGCTTTCTGATCAGGGCGTGGACCGCACGCCGTCGGTGACCCTGAAGCTCGCCGACGCGGACAGCAACCTGATGCTGACCTGCGAGCAGGCCGAGGGGCTGGGATTCAAAGGGGCCACGCTGGTCCTGCGGTTCGTGTTCTGGAACGTCGGGACAGACCAGTTCTCAACCGACGCCATGGTTCCGTTCATCGGAACCTGCTCGGCTCCGAAGGCTGATGAATCGACGCTCTCGGTCACGGCGACTTCGATCCTCGACCTGACCAAAGAAAAGATCCCTGTCGAGTTGATTCAGAAGCGCTGCCGGTGGATCTTCCCGACTACGGCCGCTGAACGGCATGAAGCCGCCTATGGCGACGAGGATTCCAATTTCTTCCCGTGCGGCTACTCTCCGGACGCCGGCGGGGACGAAGCGCGTGGCAACTACGAAACCGGGACCACGCCCTATACCAGTTGCGCCTATACTCGCGCCGACTGCCTGCTTCGCCTGGGTAATACCAGCTCCGGGCTGATCGACATCGACAATGCCGGGCGCCATACCGGCAATTTCAGCGGGTCCACCTGGGAACCGGCCGACACCTGGCACTCAAAGGGATACGTCGAGAACGAATGGCTCGACGGCGAAAACAGCGACTGCAAGGCCAAATACGGCGACGTGGTTCCGCTGCTCTACGGAACGCAGTGGGTTACTCCGAAGATCCTAAATGTCGTCGGCGATGGCAACCTGACGGCCTTCGAGGTGCTCATCTGCTCGGGCGAGATCAACTCGATTACCCGAGTGATCGTTAACGACGTTCAGATCCCCCAGAGCGGCCAGGGCGGCAGCACAGTCGCCGGATTCTGGAACTACCTGAACCAGGGCGGGCGGCGCGGAACGCAGAACAAGGACACGTTCTACGACGGGAAGTCCGAGCCATACGGCTCAATGTGCGTGATCCACGTCCGCGTACCGAAGCGCCTGGTCTCGTCGGGATCCACGCCGGACGTCCAGGTTCTGGTCAAGGGCCCGAAAATCCGGGTCTATCACGCCATCGCGAGTGTCGTGGCCGCCAACGGGACCGCTCGGGTGACCTTCGACGGGACCAACGTGGACATCGCCTCGAACGACACCAATCTCAAAGTGTCGATTTCCGGGTGCTCGCTCTCCGCGCTCAATGGAACGTGGGGATGCCTGACCGACTTCACGAACACCACGGCTTCATTCGCCTGCGGCAGCGTCACAGGCAGCGGAACAGGCGGCTATTTCAGCTGCAAGATCTACAGCGAGAATATGGTCTGGCAGCACATCGACATGTGCTCGCGCGCCGGCGTGACCATCGACAACTTCGACATGGAGCGGCTCTGCCTCTCAGCGAAGAAGTGCGACGCCTTGCTCCACTACACAGACACGACCGGGACCGCTCAGACCGGCTACCGATTCCACGGGTCGTCGAACATGACGCGGCGCCGATCCGTGGCCGAGGCGCTGCGCGCCCATCGGAACGGATTCCGCGGAATCCTCTGCCCCAACCGGCCCAACAACGGAAAACTCACGCTCGAGATCGAGCAGACGCTGGCCGAGCAGCAGCCGAGCCCGGTAACGGGATCCAACTACAACGAGCCCATCGCCTCGGTGCTGGCCGATGGGACTGCCGCCAACGGCTATCCGGCCTACCACTTCGACGAGTCGAACATCCTGGTCGAAGACGACGAGAGCACGCTCGAACTCGACCAGAACTCCATTTCCGATTCCCCCAACCGGATCACGGTTGCGTTTCAGGACAAGGACAACACCTATGTCTCGGATACGGCGAGCGTCTACGATACCGAGGATTTGACCCGAGCCGGCCGCGAGGTCGAGCAAAGCTTCACGGTCGACGGCGTGCAGAGTTACGACCACGCGCGACGCATCATCAAGCCCCAGTTCGCGAAGAACTTCCGGGGTAACGCGTATGGCGACACGCGCGGAACGATGATTTTCACCTGGAAGACCAGCTTCCAGTCCATCTACCTCCAAATCGGGCAAATCGTCATTTTGTCGAGCCTCAAGTGGGGGCTGTCGAAGCAGATGGTCCGGCTGATTCAGGTTCAGCCAGCCGCAAATTTCCGCACCGTCACGCTCACCGGGTATTTCTTCAAGGACGAATGGTGCACCGATGCCTATGGGCAGGGCACCACGGAAACCACCAGCGGCACGCTCCACGACACCCTGAGCCGGCCAGCTTTCCCTTGGAACCCCGGATACGAGGCGCCTCCCTCGGGAGACTCGATCTTCGACACCACGCGAAAGACGTTCGGTGTGGGACAGAGCTACGAAGAGAAGGCAGACGGCAGCTCCACAGCCGTGATCTCGGTGACCGGCAATCTCCCGGTTAACTCGTTCTCAAGTTCGCTTCGGCCGCCGATGGTGCCATTGCAGGGCACCACCGCAAACACTGGCGGGACCATTCCGGGAGGACTCACCCTCTGGGTGGGTATCTCGTCGATCGACGCGGACGGCTTCCGGACGAAAATGAGCGGCCTCTGCTCTGTAGTCATCCCATCCGGCACGTCCACCAACACCGCGACCGTCTCGGGACTCAACTGGACCACGGCCGCCGCCGGGTATGCGGTTTACGCCGGGACCGATCCGAGTGCAATGTGCTGGCAGGCCGAGGGAAGCGGGAAGCCGGCGAGCATTACCCTCACCGCCTGGCGCCGCGCGGACCTCGGCGCGCCGGACGGAGAGTTCGACCGCCTGCTCGTGCGCGCCAAGCGCGTCGCAATGAGCGGGGTCTGGCAGGGCCAGGTGAGCGCGGTGACCGCCACCACCATCGCGCTTTCTGGCGCGGCGTGGACCGCGAATGCGTTCGCCGGATACGACTGCTCGCTTATCGGCTATGTGTCCGGGGCCACTGTGCCCATCGCGAACTTCAGGATCGCGTCCAACACGGCCGCGGTGCTCACGCTAGCCTCCGGCGCGCCCTCCCCGGTTGTCCTGGGTATGGCCACTGGCGACACGCTGGTGATCCGCTGCAAGCCGTCCACGGCCAATTCTGGAAGCGTTACCGATCCAGCCCTGGCGCTGGCCATGAACGCCTTAAAGGGCAAGATGCTGCGCGTGTTCGCCGGCACTGGCGCCGGACAGCTCGTCCAGATCACCTCGAATACCGCGGCGACGATCTCGGCTTCCTTTGTGACTACTCTGGACGCCACCAGCCGTTTCATCGTTGAGGACTCCGAGTGGCTGTATTCCTCCACCACCAGCAGCATCGAGAACACCGACCCGGAAGCCGACGTCACGCTCAGCATCCAGGCGGCCAACCACACCGGCGACGTGTTGCTGGTGGAGGCCGCCACGTTGGACGGCGGCGACGCCGAGAGCTTCTACTATCTCAACCCCACGCGCGAGGTGTATCTGTCCGGGCACGCCGGATACGGCGTCGGGACTTCTGATGTGGCTCCGCCCGATCCCGGATCTGTGGCGGTGGCAGTGGCAAGCGACGCCTCGGACGTAACGAAGTTCTCGCTGACGGTGACCATTTCCGCAGCCTCTGACATTGGGACGACGGCGAAATACGAATTTCAAGCCGACTACACGGCGACGGGATACGATTCCGGCTGGATGGACCTCGGAGAGGCGCTCAAGGGCGCATCCTCCAAGCTCTTCGGATTGTTCTCGAAGGGCACGGTCGAGCAGTCGGTCAGCGTCCGCGTGCGAGCGGTAAACGCCTACGGCACAGCCGGAAACTGGGTAACGACGACCACGCCGGGGATTATTCCGGCCAGTTCATCCGGGGTTCCGACAGTGGTCCCGGCATCGTTCGCGCTGTCGGTGAAAGCCTATTCCAACAGCGCCGAAGGCGATCCCTATGCGGAGGTGGTGGGATCGTTCGAAATGCCCGCTGGCGCCGACACCATCAGCGTGTGGGTGGCCGAGAAAGCCTACGGCTACACCGGCACGCCCGCCCTGACCGATTACTCCGGTGAATTCGCGGTCGCGGGCACCGCGATCGACAATTGGCGAAAGCGGCCCCAGGCCGGCGCGCGAGTCTTCATGGCTCTGGTTTCGGATAACGCGGCGGCTGGAGTCTGGAATCCGCTGACGTCCGCTTGTCCCGTCGCGCATGTTGACATTGCGCCCTGGGGCAAGCCTCCAGCCCCCACGGGCTGCGCGGTGACCGTCCAGAACATCCACACGGCGGACGGCGCGGCCTATTTCGACCTGGCGTTTGCCTGGACTGAGGCCGCCAGCGCGGATTACCACTACATGATGATCGGGCGCATCCGGCGCGCCGACTCGCTCTATACCGCCGTGGAAGGCGCCACCTACGCGGAAAACGGGGACTACTGCGAGGCTAGCCCGTTCATCGCCAAGGACATCAAACAGCCGTCGAACGACGAATTCTGGACCTACCGCTTCCGGCCGGTGGACTGCCGGGACGTAGTGAACGACGATGGTGTGGTTTACGTCAACGTCACCATTCCCGCCTCCTTAGGGTTGGACCTGTCGGCTGCCAAGGCCTCCTCGCTGTTTGGGCTGGCCGTCGCGGATGGCAAACTCGCCGTCTCCACCGGATCTGGGCTGGACGTGGACTCCTCGGGAGACGTGGCCCTCCAGGTGGGCTCCGGCCTGACCATCGACAACGCCAACCAGCTGGCCAGTCTGGTGCGTTCCGGTTTGGCGAATGGAGACTACAAATATGGCGTGGCCGGATGGACCATCGCGGGTGCTGCCGCGAAAACCACGGCGGACACCACCGACTATTATGGTGAATCTCCATCCTGCCGCGTGACGGCTGATGGGGCCAACGCCAACGGGCCGTATCAGACGGTTGCCTGGCTTCCCGGCCAGACGGCGCGCGCCTCTGCTTGGGTGAAATCCACTATCACGGGCACGGCCTATGCCGTGCTTCAGTTTCTGGATTCGTCCAGTTCGGTGCTGAAGGAGACCCAGGCCACGGTGACGGCGGACGGCTCCTGGCGGCAATACACCCTCACGAGCACGGCGCCGAGCGGAACGGCCACCGTGCGCTATTTCCCGTTCATGACCACGGCCGGAGCCACGGCCGGATATGCGCTGATCGATGTTTGCACGCTGATTCAGATGGCGGTGGACCTGGGCTATGCCACAGGTTTCAGCACGGACGAGTTCACCATCAACAACGCGTCCCTGGTGCTGAATTCCATTGCCGCCAGCAAGCTGTACGTTGGCTCAGTCCTGCGCGTGGGCGGCGGCAGCGGCACCTATGCTGCTTCGTTCGGTGGTGCAGCCAACGGCCAGATAGCCGTATACAACGCCGAGAACGAGCTGCGCGCCTGGATGGGCGAACAGGGCTCCTACTTCGGCGTTTGGGCCGGCGAATTCCGCGCCGGTGGAACCGATCCATCGTCGGCGTTGATCTATATGAATTCGGCCGGAAGCTCCTACATCAAGGGCACCACCTTCGTGCTGGAACTGCACGGCGTCAGGGTGGCCATCGAAAATACGGTGGATTCGGTTTATGGGGCATATGCGGGGGTGATCGTACAGAACATCTCGACGGTCCAGCGCACCATTGTGACCGCAGGCGGTTTGGCCTGCATCGGAACAAACGGATGCGTAGCAGTAACCGAATATGGAGACGGCGCCGCCGGCGGCCTAGTGGCGGCTTGCCGACCAGACGGGACCGCGGTGGCCATCCTGGACGGGAGAAATCAGCAAATCAGGGTATATGGATCGACTGGGACCGCAGTTTCGGTGTTGCTCGACGGAAACACCGAAAGCGTTAAGGCTACGCGGTACTTTGACGGCTCAGGGCTCCAGGTGCTGGGCGCGCGCCAGACCGGGTGGGGCGCCTATACTCCGGCTGATCGCATGGTCGGCCATCTGGTTTCCAGCACGGCCACTGCGGCCCAATGCGCGCAGGTCGCCAACGCGATTATCGATTTTTTAATGGTGCATGGAGCGTTTGGAGCATAGCATGGAAAACCAAACCGCTGGAAAAATCCAGCTAAATGAGATGGAAACGCGGGCGATTCGGCGGCTTCGCGCCAAGATCGCGCCATATGAACTGGCGCTGGGAGCGCTAGTGGAAGGGATGCTTGAGGAGCGCGGACTGAAGGGAGAGCACGGAATATCTCCGGATTGCACCGCGCTGGTCCCGCTGCCTCCTACAAAGCCGCGGGAGGCGGGCGAATAGCGCCATGGCTATCACCCTCAACATCTTGCAGGACGGCTCCGCGCCCGTTTCGCTCTCCCTGACCGACATCGTCCAGGTGGCCATGCAGGCGCACGTGGACACGTTCACCGTATACTCGGCGAGCGGGAGCCCCGGTGGCGCTGGAGTCGCCAGCAACCAGTACAACGGCAGCGTGCCAGCCTACCTGGCCGACACGATAACGAAGCGCATCCTGGCCCCTCCGCTGTTCCTCTATGCGGGAGAGACGGAGAAGCTGAACCAGCTCAATCTGATCTCGGCTCAGGTGCAGCAGGTGATTACGGCGGCCGGCGCGTAGGGTCATGGCTGTTTCAGCAAACACCACCTGGGCGGACGCGCTGGTTACTTGGGCAGCGGCCACGTTTGCCTGGCTGGGTGTCACGCGGCTGACTCCATGGCGTGATGCCGCGATTACCTGGGCCGATGCCAAGTTCACCTGGGGGGCCACTGTGGTGCCAACCGAGCCGGAGACAGCGACAACCCGCGCGGTTCCCATGTTTCGGCGCCGTCGCGTGATGCCGGGGAGGGCAATCTAATGGCAAACCTCACAACGATTCAGACGACTGACGTTTTGATGGACAGCCGAGCCGTCATCAACGCCAATTTTGACGCGCTGAACTCTGCGCTGGCCGCTTGCATCCCGGCGCCGGACACCACAAGTACAGGCGGCTACTTCCTGCGCCGCAACGCCGCCAACACAGGCTGGGAATTGGTGGCCCTGTCCAATGCGGCCATCGTTTATTCAGACACCATCCCGACGACCTCCGGAACGATTAACGACATCGTCCGGATCTCCACGCCTGTGGCAGGCGGGAATCTCGGGTGGATCTGCCTGGGCGGGACGACTTGGAAACCGTACGGAGTGATCGGATTATGAAAACACCTTTTCGCGTGTGTCTCGTCGCGCTGCTGGCTGGCGCTGTCTTTGGCCAGGTGCCCGCCGGGGGCGACCTCGCCGGAAATCTACCAGGGCCCACTGTGGCCAAGATCCAGGGCCGAACCGTATCCAGCACGGCCCCGACCAACGGCCAGGCCCTTCTGTGGAACTCCACCACCTCAACCTGGACGCCGGGCGACATTGCGGCCAGCGCAATCGACTGGTCGACCATCACCAACAAGCCCACCTTCGCCAGCACCAACACGGCCAGCGCGGTGGTTCAGCGCGACTCCTCGGGCAACTTCAGCGCCGGGACCGTGACGGCCGCGCTGAGCGGAAACGCTACCACGGCAACAACGGCCGGAAACGTGACGGGAGTAGTGGCGCCGGCCAACGGAGGAACCGGCCAGACCACGCTGGCGCTGGGCTACGCGGCGCTGGCCGCGTCTCAGCCGCACCAGATGAGCTTCGTGTGGGGCGATGGCGTCAACGTGGTCACGGCTCTGACCGTGCCGGAGTTTTTCTACGCCACGGCCTACAGCATCACCGTTACGGGCGTGCGCTGCAAAACAATCCCGTCCGGAGCCACGGTCAATTTCTCGCTGATCGACTCCAGCGGGAACCTCATGACCAGCGCCGTCCTGGCCTGCACCTACGCGGGGGCTCCTACGACGTCGATGAACTCCAGCTACAGCACCATTACCAAGGCCTCCGAGGGGATGGGTTTCACTCTGGCTTCTGTCTCGGCTGTGACGGCGGTAGCGGTGACTATTACGTACACGAGGGCTTACTAGATGCGGACCAGCGCGAAGGTTGTGGCGGCGGTTCCTCTGTTGGTGGTGGCGCTGCTGGCTGCCAGCCTCACTGTGACGCCCACGTCATGTATCGCGCCCGTGTCGTCCCAATCCAGCTACGCGGCGCTTTCGTCCAACAGCTTCTATCAAAATACGCTGTCTTTGATCCGCACTTATCAGGCGACCTACCCGCAATACACTGTTGAAAATGTCGTCATCCCGTTCGACACGTCCGGGTTGACGGCGGCTGCCAACGTCTTGTCCGCCAGCATCACGCTGACGCCAACGGCCATAGCGAATAACATGACCTGCGCGGTCATTTCCGACTGGTATACAGACACTTACAATTACACCGCCTGGGTCAAGGACGCCTCCAGTGGGTATGAAACGGCGTTCGGCGCTCAACTACTGAGCAGCTGGACCGTGAACACGGCGGTCACTATTCCGCTGCTCAACCCGAACGCCCACATCAACAAAACCGGGACCACTTACCTGCGATTCAATCTCCGTTGTTCGTCGGCCGTTCCGACCAGCATTAACCAGGTGAATTTTTCCACATCACCCTATCCATCTATGGCCATCACGTACTCCACCGGAGGGGCGCGGATGACGACGATCGTCGATTCCAATTGACGGGGAGGCGGTAGTGAAAATCGCATTTTATAAGGGTGTTTCTTCTTCTGGGAATGGTAGCCTCTTTGATCGGCTTATCCGCTGGTGGACGGGCTGCCCGTACTCTCACGTCGAGCTGGCCGTGAGCCCGCTCGACACCTCCGATCCCGCCTGGTGGATGTGCTTCAGCTCGTCGCCGCGCGATGGCGGCGCGCGCTGGAAGCCCATCTATCTGGCCGTCGGCCAGTGGGACATTGTGGACCTGGACTGGTCGCTCAGCACCGCCCAGGCGCAGGCCATCCGCGACGCCGCGCTTTCCCTGACCGGCCAGTGCTATGACTGGCTGGGCATCCTCGGATTCGTCCTGCCCTTTGGCGAGCAGGACGCGCGCCGCCTGTTCTGCTCTGAAGCCGTCGTCCGGGTCTGCCAGGCGGCTGGTTGGTTTCCGGGAGTCGACTCCTGGCGCGTCTCTCCGGGCGGGCTGTGGAAGATGCTTCACGGCAAACCCTATTAAGGCTCGACATTTTCAGAAACAACACAGAAAGGCTAAAAATGAAACGCATTTCGTTGTGTGCTCTCGCGCTCATTCTCTGCATTGTCCTCGTGGCGTGCAGCTCGTCTCAAATCGCTTCGAACCTGAAAACGTTCGCGACCTGCGCTAATGCCGTGGCGAACGCGCTCGCCAGCTCCGCGACCAGTATGGACAGCGCCCAAGTGGCCAAGATCAAGGCGTGGACCGCTACCGGCGCAACAATCGCCGCGACCGGCGCAACTTACTTTTCGACGGGATCGGTTACGGCTGCACAGGTCGAGCAAATCAGAAACTCGCTCGTGAATCTCGGAACCCTGTCCATTTCCAGCAATTCGACTGCATTGAACGCAGCGGTGCTGACGGCGAACCTTGCGGCGGCGGCTATTATCGCGGTTTTGCCGACACCAGCCTCAACTCCCCTTATGGCGAAGCGGGCCGGATTCGCGGTGCGTGATGGACGGTACAAGCTCGACATTGGCTGGCGAGTTCGACGCGACCTGAACGATACGCTTAGGACCAGCGGAGAAACCATCGGCGTCCTCGCGGGGGTGAAGTGATCGCGCGGCTGGGCTGGCGCCGCCAGCCTGACGATCCGCGCGACCACCACTACGCCGTGCCCCGCGCGGCCGTGGTGGCGCCGGCGGCCGACCTGCGGGCGCACATGCCGCCCGTGTGGGATCAGGGTCAGATCGGCTCGTGCACGGCGCACGGCTCGCACGCCGTCGCCGCCGCCTGCCGCATCGCCGCGGGCTTCGGCTGGACGCCGCTCTCCCGCCTCCAGACCTATTTCGACGCGCGCCGGATTGGAGGATTCTCCACCGCCGAGGACTCCGGCGCCAACATCCGCGACGCCATCAAGGCGCTGGCGAAATACGGCGCAGCGCCGGAAGATCGCTGGCCGTACATCACGGACCGCTTCGCCAAGCGGCCCGGCGTGCTGGTGTACCTCGCCGCGCTGCGCTGGCAGGCGCTGCGCTACCAAGCCGTGCCGGCCACGCGCGACGGGCTGCGCGCGGCCCTGGCCGCCGGCTTCCCGGTCACGTTCGGCTTCGATGTCTACGCGAATTTCGAGGGCATCGGCGCTGATGGCGTGATGCCGATGCCGGCGGGCGAGTGCCAGGGCGGGCACTGCATCACGGCCGTCGGCTACGCGGATGGCGCGTTGCGCACCGACGTGGACGATATCCCGGCCGGTGGCCACCTCATCATCCGCAATTCCTGGGGGCCCGACTGGGGCCGCCGGGGCCACTTCTACATGCCGTACGATGCGCTGGCCGCGTGCCACGCCTCGGATGGCTGGACCATCACCCAAATGGAACATGGAGCTTGAAATGTCGCCGGAATTCCTGCTTTTCATCGCGCGCAAACTCTCGGTTTGCGCCATCCTCTTCGCGGGCTTCGTCCTTTTGGATCGGGGGCCGCTACGCTCGTTTCACACTGCGGAGGTGCTGAAGGATGACCCGAAGGCTGTTGCTATTCTGCTTGGCTCTTGGGCTCTGGCCATCGCTCTCAGCTAGCGCCTGGCCGGCCACCTACGACCGGCATTTCAAACACTGGGGCGAGTACTATGCGCCCTGGTCGGACTGGCGCTGGTGGAAGGCGCAGGGGATCTGCGAGTCGGGGTTGAACCCGCTCGCGCACGGCCCAGCCGGCGACAGCGGCATCATGCAGCTGATCCCCGTGACGGCGCGCGAGATGGGCGTGTCGAGCGTTTTCGACCCCGAGGCCAACATCGCCGGCGGCATCAAGCTCGACGCCGCCAACTGGCGGTATTGGGCGAGCATTCCCGACACGGCCGAGCGCCGGAAAATCGCATTCGCCAGCTACAACGCGGGACCCGGAAACATCAGCCGGGCCCGTGCGCGCGCCGGGGGTGCAATCACGTGGGCGGCCATCTCCGCCCACCTGGCCGAAGTCACGGGCCGCTGGGCGGACACGACAATCCGCTACGTGAACAATATTCACCGCGTTTACGCGGAAATCTCGAAATAGGAAGGACATCTCATGGCTTTGCAGTATTCGACAACCCTGCGCAACGCAATGCTTGACGCCGTCACGGCGGCGGCCGGCTCAGGCGCGCTCCTGAAACTCTATGCAGGCACCGAGCCGGCAAGCTGCGCGGCGGCCGACACCGGCACACTGTTGGGCACCCTCACGTGCGGCTCCACGCTCGCCCCGGCGGCCTCCGGCGGCGTGCTGACGGCAAATACCATCACCAACGATTCGGCGGCCGACGCCACCGGCACGGCGACGTATTTCCGCCTCTGCACCAGCGGCGGGACGGTCGTTCTGCAGGGCACAGTCGGCACATCCGGAGCCGACGTGACGATCGCAACCACCAGCGTGGTGGCTAACGTGATCATCTCGTGCAGCTCGTTCACGCTCACTGCTGCGGGCGCCTAATCATGGCCAACCTCGTGCAGGTCCGCGTGTGCTTCGACGCGGTCACGGCCTACGGCCCCTACTCGGATGCGCTGTGTTTCTCTCCGGAGGAGTACAGCGCCCTGTCGGCAGCCGATATCGAAGCGCTGAAAGCGGCACGCGTGGCATCGTGGGAGGCCCAGATGGAGGCGGCGCGGAACGCTGTGCCCGTCTCCCCAGATCCAGTCTTCCAGGTGACCGCAGAAGATGGGACGGTGATCAATGTCTGACCTGATTCCCGTGGACAACACCCTGACCGAGGCTCACCAGGAGCTGGCCGCGTCCGTGATGCCGCTGCTGGTGGGCTATCTGGATACCATTTTGCCGGTATACGCCATCGCAACGCCGGACAAGCGAGCGGAATTGATCGAGCATAATCCCACGCTGGCGGCCGTAATCGAAGCATTTCGGCGCAACGGAATCGAGGTCTAACAAATGGCATCGCGCTACTGGGTTGGCGGCACTTCGGGCGGCAGCTGGGCCAGCACTTCATACTGGTCCGCGACCAGCGGCGGTACAACCGGCGCGTCCGTGCCGACCACCTCAGACGCGGTGTTTTTTGATGCGAATTCCGGGACCGGGACATGCACGATCTCGGCGGCGGCGAGTTGTGCTGAGTTGAGCATTGCGCCTGCCTCCGGCGTGGTTTTCACGTTGTCGCTAGGGGCTAGCCTAACGGTTGCCGGCGCACTCTCGATCTCGGGCCCTAGCGCCTCCTGCCGCGTGCTCATCACCAGTAGCACACTGGGCACGCCACGCACCATCACAGCAGGATCGGTGTCCGCGTCGTACTGTGATTTTCGGGACATCACAGCTTCGAGCGCCTGGGATCTCTCTTCCGCCACTGGCGGTTCGGGCGACTGCGGCGGCAACAGCAACATCACGTTCACGCCGTCCGTGCCGCAGTATTTCTACACCTCTACGACTGGTACAAAATACTGGGACACGGCCTCTTATTGGTTTCTCGGGCCTGGCGGCACCGGCGGCGCTGGCCGAATTCCATTGCCCCAGGATGATGCCTATTTCACCGCATCCAGCTTCCCGGTTACGGGAATTACGGTCAACCAGCACGCATTTCCCAGGCTAGGACGGGACATCACCTGGAGCGGTATCGCCAACGCCCCAACCTGGACATTCACAGCGGCCTGGACATTGTACGGATCGCTGACGTTGATTTCGGGACTGACGATTTCCGGCACCACCAATGCGGTGACGTTCGAGAGTCAACGGCGCTCTGGCGTTGCTACGCTCACATCAGCCGGGAAGGCCTTTTCGACGCTCCATACCGTTGCTGTCGTGGGGGCCACGCTCCAGCTTGGTGATGCTCTGTCGTGCAGTGCCGGTAGTTGGATCGTCATGCTAAATGGTACGTTCGACGCGTCTGGATTCACGGTAACGTGTGGGCTATTTCGGTCAAGAGAAACAGCAACGCGCTCGATCACTATGGGTTCCGGCACTTGGTACGTGATGTATCCCGCATCACAGACTATATGGGATTTGAACCACGTGGGCCTCACGTTCTCCGGATTATCCGCCACCATTGTTGTTAATGGTAGCGGCAGTACGGCCCGTGCGTTTTCCGGCGACGGATTAGCATATGGTACTGTCCAGATTGCGACAGATAATGTCACCATTTACGGGAATAATTCGTTCGCGTCGCTGGCGGCGAACGTAGCGGGCCTAACTAACGGGCTAAAATTTGCGGCTGGATCCACGCAAACCATCACCGCGATCACCACCAACGGCGCGGCGGGCAGTCTGGCGAAGCTCAGTTCCGCAACGTCCGGCACGGTCGCCACGCTCACCAGCGCCTCTCAACAGGCTCTCGACTACGTTTCGATTTCCGACCTCGTGGCGGCCGGCGCGACGTGGTACGCGGGATCGCACTCCACCAATGCCACCAGCAGCACCAACAGCGGTTGGACCTGGAGCGATCCTGTTTCCGCCCTGGTGCTCACCCTGGCCGCCACGATGGACGCCCCTACTGGGGCCGGCGCGCTGGCGCTGCAACTCGACACGGCCGTCGCCGGGACGCTCTCAGCGCCGACTGGGGCTGGCGCCCTAGGGCTGCGGCTGGATTCCGCGCTTGCCGGCGCGCTGCCAGCGCCTGCCGGCGCGGGTGCGCTGGGCCTCCGGATTGATTCTGGCCTCTCCAGCGCGCTCGCTGCTCCGGCTGGTGCTGGCGCGCTCGGCCTCACGTTGAGCTGCGCCGCGTCGGGCACGGTGGCGGCTCCTATCGGCGCGGGCGCGCTTTCCCTGCGCCTGGCCGCCGCCCTGGCCGCAACGATGCCCGCCCCCACCAGCGCGGCGGCGCTCGCTCTGCGCGTGGAGATGGCAGCCGCGGCAACGTGCGGCGGGCTCTCGGCCGCCGCCCTTCTCCAGCTGCGCCTCGATGTGGCACTCGCCGCCGCCCTGGCCGCACCGACGTCCGCCGGCATGTTCCTGGTGTCCGAGGCCGGCACACTCCAACTGGTGCTGGCGGGTACCGTTGCGCCACCCACTGGCGCGGGCGTGCTCACCATGACGCTGCCCCTGACCGTGGCAGCCACCGCCTATCCAGCCATCGCGGCTATCGTGGCTGAGTTGCGCCTGCCGGTTGCGGTCGCGGCGACTGTCGAGCGCGCGGCGGCGTCCATCGCGGCGGCTATGCGGCTGCCGCTGACCATCGCGGCCACCTCGCCCGACGTCCACGCCGCCATCGTGCTGGCCATTATTTCGAGCGGCTACGTGCCCTCAACGCTGTTCTCGGTCACGGTCGCGGCCCCTGTCGCGGCATCCAGAACGAACACCGTTTCTGCTCCAACATCAGTCACATCAGCAATTTAGGAACTTTCGATATGGGTAATACCATCAAGATAATTCGAGGGAACAGCCTCAGGCTCAAGACTATCGTCTATGGAGATTCCACCCTCCAGGCCAAACAGCCGCTGGGCGAAGCTGTCGCGGTGGATTTCGTTGCCCGCAGAGGAAGCGCGACTGGGCCGCTGGAGTTCGTCAAGACGCTTTCGAGCGGCGTGACGGTCTCCAATGCTTCGGCCGGAGAGATCACCATTACGATCAACCCGGCCGACACGATCAAACTCCCGCGCCAGGATTGCGTTCTGGCGTATAGCATCACGATCACCTGGCCCGGAAACCAAGTTGTTACGACCGAAGAGGGGAAGATTCTGGTGGACCTGCCCGCCTGACGGAACGGAAGATGGAATACTGCATAGCGTTTACGGGCAAGAAGGGCTGCGGAAAGACTACCGCCGCGTCCCTTCTTTGCAGGATCTTCGGCGGGACCCGGTTATCGTTTGGCTCAGCAGTCCGCGAGGAACTGGCCGGGGCTATCCGAACCGGATGCTTTCCGGAAGAGATGCCGGAGGATTTGGAACGCCGGCTCATGGCAGTCGGAGAGGCCGCCGTTTATGCAAAGCCCACCTGTAGCGCCGTGCGGATCGGGCTTCAGTGGTGGGGTACGGATTATCGCCGGGCTCAGAGTCAGGCCTATTGGATCAAGCGAATTCTGCCCGCGATCAAGCCGAACACATCCTATTTCTTCGACGATTTGCGATTCCAAAACGAAGCCCTGCTCGTCAGATCTCTTGGTGGGAAGATCATCCTGATTCAAGGCCGATCAGAAGATGATGAAAACTCAGGGCATGCGAGCGAGCAGCAGACCATAAAAGCAGACTATATAGTACACAACTCAGGGAGCCGGAAGGATCTATTTTCTGGACTGGTGCGTCTGCTTACGCCGATCGACGAGGTGGAGGAGCCCAGTACTCGATCGCCGATCCAATTTCGCTGACCACCTCGTCCGGAGAAAGCACGTCCTCAACTGGTGACCCGGCGAGTTCAGGGGATGCGTCGAAGTTGATGGCGTAGAGGTGCCGGCCAGGGATAAAGTCGATCGTAAAGATGGGGAGCGGAACGCCTGGATAAAACCCTGGCGTATCTTCAGATAGTAGTTTCACTGTGCAATCTCCGCGCCGGCTATGCCAGGAATCAAGCGAGCGCATCTCCATCCAGAATCTTCGGCCCCCCACCTGGACATAGCGCCAAACGACGCATCCAGGCCCTTCCGAGGCCAGAAATTCTGAGCAATCTTCCTCCACCGAAACAGCGGCCATGGGGCCGCTAAGCATATGAGCCGATGGGGAATAGGAGATCAGGTCGCAAAAATCCGGGAGAACTGATTCCGCGGAACCCGGCGCGACGTCCACCCTGGAAAGCATCCATTCTTGGGTTATCGAGCGTAGGACTTCGGTCGATGTGCCAAATATCGGTACTCGCAGGCCCAGACTTTGCAAAAACCGAAACACGGAAGACCTTGGTTGAAACTGACGTTTTCTGTTTCGATTAAATTCGACTCCGCTCGGGTGAAAAGCTGAATCGTAATAATCGGCATAATTGGACGAGAGGCAAACTTCTATCACGCGCGCCTCCTAATCCACAACAGAATATCAGCAGGCGCAAGTCTAAACCATGATTGGAACCGATCTTCCGTTTTCCAGGTTCACAAACGCCCCCCTGTAGCTAATTCTACCGTGCCGGAATAGGCGGCCGAGGAGACCGAGCGCATGGCTGGCCAGGAGTTGGTTGATGAACGGCTCCTGCCTCTCCAGCGCCTCCACCGCCGAGCAACTGGGCCCGTCGTCATTATCGAGCTTCGGATTTACGACCTCCGGCCACATATCGGCCGCCGTGAGAAGGCGCCTTCCGGCGTTCCGGGAGCTGGACGGCTGGCCCAGCAGGTATTGGCCAGTGGCGGCAGAGTTCCCGATATCGAGCCAGTAGACCGGAGCCGTCTTGGTGTTCGCGCGAACGATCGCAGCGCGCGCCTTGCGCGTATCCACGCAACCGATCACCAGGTCGTAACAACGGTCAAACGATGCTCCCAGGTTGCGCGGAATGGACTTCCACCCCATTCCGTAGAACAAGTTGACCCGGCTGGCCAGGACGTCGGCCTTCGAGTGCCCGACCTCCGAGCAGCAGAACGCCTGTCGAACGCAGTTCGTTTCGCTCACCACGTCGCCGTCCTGGAGCGTCACGCTCAACCCGCCGGGGTGACCCGCCGCCAGCATGGCCTGGTGGAGGAACGGAAGGCCCGCCACGATGGCCGAGCCCGTCCCACCGCAGCCCACCACCAGCACCTCGACACTCCGTTCCAGAAGCGCAGGCGCGATGAGGTGCTCACCCACTACCGCCTCTCCTCTCCGACGAATTCGCCCAGCGTCTCAACCTGGATCAGCTTGGATGTCGGGTATTCTGAGCACCCCAAAAGGCTCATCCAAAAATCGTTCAACCCGCCCTTCTTGACGCGAGTCGCGCCGAGTTGATGCGAGAACTCGGAGCCGAAGAACATCGCCTCCCAGTCCGCAATGGAATCCGGTGAGGTGTGATTCGGCGTGCGTGCGCTCCCCGTGCAGACATCGCCGCCATGGCTGACGTTCCAGAAAGGGGCCATCAGGAGCCGGGTCTCCGATGTCGGCCGAGCGCTGCCGGGGAGCACGCGCACCCGCAGATCCGCACGCCCGCTGGCCACCCACACCATCGGGGGAATCGGCAGCTCCTTCCCATTCAGCGCGGCGAGCGGCGAGCCCGCCAGAAAGAACAGCGGCCGACTCTGTGCCGGCGTCCACCAGCAGAGGAAGCCGTCCGTGTAGCAGAGCACGTTCTCGGGGAGCACGCGCCGCGTCACATCCATGCCGATGGCCCGCACCATCTCATGCACGGAATCTCGCGTGATTGGACGAGCCGCGCCGAGCCGCGGAATCCCGCCGCGCTTCTCAATGTCATGCGCCGTCACCATGTAGCGACCATTGCTTGCATAGAGCAGAAACGCCCGCGTCAGGGTGAATTTGTCGATACCCCCCAGGCTAACCGTCGAGTTCATCAACGTCTTATCCCTCCAATCGTCTCGGTCATGTAGTCGGCCAGGTCCAGGGCCGCCGCCAGCACGGAGATGCAGTTGCGCATCGCGGCGAATCCGGCCCGCACCGAGCGAACGCTGCGCGCGTCCATCTCCGTCATGAAACTCGGCTCGGGTTGCACCTCCAGCCAGGACTGCCCCTCCTCATCGAACGCGGCCG